GTGGAATGAGGCGTCAAAAAAAGATGGGGCATCTTAGAATTTTTTTTGGAATTACATTTGATACACGCAACAACTAGGTTTTCCATTTCATCAGTGCCACCTTTTGAAATTGGGATTACATGATCAACACTCAACTTCTCATTAGCACCACAATAAACGCACTCATATCCACCAGCCGCGAGGACTTTTGCCCTGATCTTTTTCCAATGGGTTGAGTTTGCTTTGCGTTGTGAATGTAATGTCATTAGTAATGCCTGTTAGTCTGCCAATAAGCCCAGGCTTTGCACGGGGTTTGATGCCTGTGTTTGATGTATTTGATACCGAGATTGATCTGCTCTATTGGGTCGTTAGTCTTTAGGTTTAGCAGTTGGGGGATGCCCTTAGCACTTGAGCGTTTGTTCTTAGCCTTGTAATTCCAGTTTGATTCTTTAGTCCAGAGTAATTCCAGGCATCTGTATTCTTTAGCATCAACTACTAATGAATGAGCATATAGTTTGAAATGATCAATAGCAGATACGGAATATGTTTTTTCCACGCTGCTCAATTGCAAAAGCAATAGACATAGAATTCCCGTTAGTGAGCCGCGCCTGGAGATTTTATGCTCCGCATCTCCAGCGGGCATTGGCGATCGTAGTGCCCTATGCAAGCAACACGCCATCATTTGCCTTCGGCGTTTCGCCCACAAATTCAACGCCTAAGTGTCCACACCCTGTGCATTCAAGGACTTCAATGCCAGGTGGCAATGTGTCGCCGACAATGCGCACAATTCCTTGCATGCGCGCTTTGCAGATGCGACAATCAAATGGATACATTGGCGTAAATGCTCTTTGCTAGGGTTTCAATAGGTCGCAGGTTTATTTGGCTAACCCAAAACGATCCTGATTTGTGCAGGAATCTTGTCTTTTTAGCAGCGACAATTGGTAAGTAACCCACCACTTTGTAGTCAGGGGCAGTGCCAGTGCAGAGGATTGCTATGTCATCATCACGATCACTAGGCTGAATGATCAAATGACCAGCCAGCCATGATGTCCACTTGACTTCAATGTTGCGCCCAATGTCTGCACGCTCTTTAAAACTGTTGATGGTTGGATCAAACTCTGCTAACCCTAAAACCCTTGCAACGGCTATCTCAGCCCCTGTTGCAATGATGTTTGCACTAATTACTTCAAAGTAAGTTTGATACCTGTCTGAATAGTTATATCCAGGTCGGTGGGTTACATCTCCAGTTTTGTATGATTCAGCCCGTGCCAATCCAACCCTGGCAGCGGTGATTTCCTCTGCCTGGGTCAGTGTTATGGGGATCATCTGTTTATGTGTTTTAAATAGCAAACACGGCAAATTGATAACCGATCATCAACAATCCTGATCAGGTCAATTCGATTAAACGGCTCAAAACATGAATCACATGCCTGAGCCTGTTTATCATTTAGCAATTCACCATCAGCGGTGATGTGTCCAGTTACGCCATTTTTAGTAAATGAGATGCCGCCCATGTCAATTCCAAATCGGCTTGCATTGATTGGTTTTTGACCCGCAGACAAAACCTGCATACGGTTTGCCAGTTTTGCCCACGCCAGCCTTCTCAAGCATGTAACCGTGGCTGCATTGAGGTTTCTCAGAGTGAACTACACCCTCATAAATCTCTTTGACTATTACATCCATTGATGCACCAACGCTTGCAAATTCAGCATCAGGCACAATGCTCAGATTTACCCGCTCCATGCGATCCTTAGATTCACGGGCAAATCCTTCACTGAATTTACTCAACCCACCTGTGTGTAATGCGCGCCCAATTGAACTGGTAGATGCATTTTCGCATGGGAAGCGATTGGTGCTTGATCTGATTTCCTCTGCAAAATCAGTGGCATAGGGGAGCATGTCAGTTGCATCCCGATACAGATCAGTTTGCACAATGTAGCGCTGACCATCCTGATAAATGATTTTTTGGTCAATACGACCATTTGGGTTTAACATCCAAAATTGTTCAATGCGCTCTGCAACCGTAGAATAATTTTCAAGCGGCATGATTTACCTGATTTACGATTTGGCGTGATACCTGGATGCCCCTGGCAAACCCACGGCGTGATCCCAGGTGATCACCGCGCCGATACCCGAATTTGTAGCCTGCAATGAAACTGATTGCAGTTAGTGATATAAGAATGAGTGCTAGCACTCGTGTTGAATCCATAACTTTGCTCCCGATCTGTTATGGTCAGACCAGGGATTAAAACCAAATTAAAAGATGATATTTACGCTTACATTATGTTAATCTAACTTTACATAATGTAGAAAAGCGGATTATCAAATCATCTCAGTATTTGGAATGTATCCCTTGTCTGACTTTTACCCAATGCCTACCATTGAGTATGTAAAGCGTAAATGCAACCACTGACACTGGTCAAGCAACACGCCATCAGCGGACATAAGTCAATGGGGATTTATGAACTCATCTGGTCGAATTCGGGCAACCACCGAAGTTAATTTTAAATCCCGCATGCGTGCCTTCGTATTCGGTGAGGATGCGAGGGTTATTAACCCAGGGGATCTGCTCATTGAGATGTCTGCAACTGAGCCAGGGGATAGGGAGCAATCCAATATCCGCAAATTTGAGATATACATCAACGGGGATCAAATGGGTGCGCTACTGGTTCAAGTGACCAGGGCATCAGATTTGTTCAATGACAATGAATATTGGTTGAAACAACCAGCATCAATTGAATCAAAACCTTTAACGGCTGATGTGCTGGTTGAGCAGGATGCAAATAGGCTCAGGATTCATTTGAAACACTTAAAGGGCTATAAACCCACATTGGTGTTACTACCTGCGACCCCGATTGTCCAGGATGCAATTCAATTGGCGAACGCATTAGGTTGATGGGTTATTTTTTGGTCTATCCTTTGTTTTAAGCCCATTGGCAGAAACAATCCCTGCAAGTGTGCCAGTGAGAAACACGCACAAAGTTGAAACCAAATCAATGGCGGCTTTGTCATTTGGGGCTTGCTCGCCTAATGGTTGGGTGATGAATAAGAATGCATACAATAATGAAAACACTGAGCCAGCAAATACGATTGCAAGGATGATTCCAATTGTGACAATAAGCCTGGCATGTAATTCTTCAGCGGTCAATCGCGTGCGTGGCATTGTTTTCCTCTACTGAATCGGGAAGCAAATCTTTTGTGCATTGTCCAACGGCTAAACATTGCGGGGGATTGCATTCTGCCTTTGTCCAGTTTTCAAATTCCTGGCATGGGTAACGCATCCAACCCTGATAACCGCAGCCTGATAGGGTTGATGAAATTAACACCAACCCAATCAGTTTTATCATTACTTACCTTTAACGCCAAACGCTGCATCATTAGGATTGCAGTAGCGGATGATGACGGGCACGATAGCAGCAACGCCACCCATTGCCATTGCTTTTAAATCTCCGCCTGACATATAAACTGCAAGTGCTGCGGCAACATAACTGCGCAACCAACTTGCAATAATTGCTTTTGCATTTTCCATTATTTATTTTCTCCTTTTGGTCGGTCAGGTAATACACCTGTAAATGGCTCATAAGATGGGCGACCATAACCCACAACAAATGAACGCGCTCCCAAACTTCTTGATTTCACCATAACTTCACCACCATTGCGTTGATCTCCAGCACCTGATGTGTTGCCCTCAATGGTTACGATTTGTTTATCTGATGCCCGTATGACCAATCCAATGTGATTGATTGTTACTTTGTCATCAATAATGAAATCAAAAAACACAAAATCACCAATTTTAGGCGTGGAATGCCATTGTTTATTCTTTTTAAATGCTTCAGCCCCAACACGGGTGCTGACTACATTTGGAACTTTGACACCTGCCTGATCTGCACACCAATTCAAAAATGACCCGCACCAGGGCAGTTTGTCAGCCTTCATGTGCTTGCCATATTTGGTTTCATTGTCGCCTGTTTCGGCAGTGCCCACCTCATTGAGTGCAATTTCAATTAAGCGGGGCAGTGTGCCATTCGGGAAATTACTCATTTTTAGTTGAGCAACAACCTGGCTTCATCAGCGGTCAATCCCAATTTGTCCAGGATTGCCTGGCGTTGGGCTGCCTTTGCTTCGGCTTCGGCTTGTGCCAATGCATTTGCCGCTTGATCTGCCTCATAAATTTTAAATTCAGCGGCAGTCATTTCGCGATCAATAACTTCATCTGTTTCAATATTGTGTATTCTGATTATTGGTTTAGTCATTTTAATTCACCCCGTAAAGTAGGACTGTTCCTGTTGATAAATTACCGCCATCACATTGAAAAACTAATGAACTAATTGCTGCACTTGAAATAAATGATCCAAAAGAAGCAAAACCTTGATAATTGCCTGGATTTTGATAAGCACCATAAATGCTAAATGGTTTATAAGCGGTTGTGCTTGTGTAATTATTTATTGTAAAAGCCCAAGAATTGTTCGCACTTGTAAATAAAGAACCACCAGCACCGATATTTGTAAATCTTACACTTGTGTTAATGCTGGAACTCCAAGTTGCTGCGGTGGTAACATTAAGTTGCATTGCAGAACTACTAACATTGTTTGGCAAACACTTGAATAAATCTGTGCTTGTTGCGTTAGTAACGCCAGTAATTATCATATATAAACTTTTATAAGATTGTGAAATACTTGAGATTGTTACTGTTGCTCCTGA